CTACGCCGTCTTCGTCGTCATCAAAGAAACTTACTTCGATTTTTTTACTGTCAACGTAACCTTCTGCATCTCTGTATGCTTCAATAATTTCCCAATCAAAGTCTTGTGTAAATGATTGCGGCACATTATTAGGTTTATTGTTAATATTTAAAACTGTAATTCTGTCTTTAACAATTTTACCGGTATCTGTGTTGTAAATTTTATCACTTGAATCGTAATAAAATCTTATTTCTTGATCTGACTCAAAAACATAACGCATTGCACGATATGTAATATTATACTTCTCGCCGTCAGTTTTAAATAATAATAACCAACTTGCATCTAATTGCTGATTTGATACATTACCAGTTTTACCAGTTGAAAACTGATTTACTAGATCTAAGTTGTTTTCTGTTATTAAACGCCATTCGCCTTCGTCTTGTGAAAAACGTAAGCCAAAAGTTTTATAAGCAAAAATTTGATCAATAATTTGTGTTTTTACTTCGTCACTAATATTGTTTGGCAATACTGGTTTAATTTCACTTAATACTGATCCAGTAGGAATAATATCGTTTATACTTACTGCACCAGTTCCGTCGTCTTGTGTATCAATGCCAGGGCCGACAATATTTTGCACTTTTACCCATTTGTAATAAGACGATCCTTTATGATTAGCAACGCCGTCCATAAGTGTGCCGTCAGGCATAAAATGGTTAGTTGACGTATCTGTAGCAAAAGGATTTGATAATGCTGTGTATCCAGGTGCAACAACTTTTATCATGTTACCCGGTTTAACTAATTTTAGCAAGGTTGCTGTAAAACTTCCAAGTCTAACTGGAACACTTTCAGTATTTTTAAAATACCCTGTGCAAAGATTTGTTTCTTTTGTTTGTTGTACCCAGTTAACACCTAAGTCTCTAGTTAAAACTTTAGGAAACTTATCGTGATAATAATTTCTTAATTTTTTATCATTTAATATTTTTAAAACATTATTTTCGATTGCGCCTTCTACATCTGTTCTAGTTGCAAAAGTAAAACTATCTTTTAGTTCTAGATATTCCTTGTAAATTACGCCATCGTTACCGAACAGTGTAGTTTGACTATATTTGCCAGTTGCGTCAACTAAATCAAAATACCTACTAATTCCACTTGCTACTCTGTTAACAGATTTAACTTTTACAATGTCTTGACTAACTCCTAGTGGCGCAACTTGGTAATCTTCACCAGTTACCATTCTATTTTGAGTGTAGTAAGTTGATGGTGCGTTTTGTTTGATGCTCGAATTAGGCTCTGACGGAGTGCTGTTATCAACAGTATATTTTAGCTCAAAAGTCAGTGTTAATGATTCTTCTTTTGCTGTACGACTTAGGTAAGGAACAGTAATAGAAATATTTCGCATATCTTCAGGAGTAACAATGACTCGGTCAGGACGACTAGATCTATAGTAAACCTTAAATTGTCCTCTTGGCATTTCGCCAAATACCCCATCGGAAAATATTAAACTAATTCTGTCATCGACTCTAGTTAATACACTGTATAATTTTCTAATGTTTTTGCTTACACTATTATAGATAACATTATTACCTTCTAGTGCATCAACTTTAGTCCATAATTCTTCTTCATTGCCTAAACTATCAAGTTTATACAGCCAAACATCGTTATTGTTAATGTTAGTAGATTCAATTGATACTGTTTGATTTGACACAGGATTAGTAACATTAAATAATCCTTCGTCTAAAACGCCTTGTCGAAAATGTGTAAAAAACCCACTGTTTGAACTTGCAGGACCTCGTCCGTCATCTCTGTATAAAAAAGCAAAGTTGTTTCCTGGAAATGGTGCTTCTTCTGCAATAATTCCGTCATTAACATCAGTTGAAACTATTTCAAAGCGTGTAGCTCTTCCGTCGATTGTTTTAGTAAAACTGTAAACAGGATTTTCAGTATTTGTGCTACTTAGTCTGTACTGCTCTGTAGGTATATCGCCTACAACATCTCTTTTATTTGGACGTCCGAACGTACTGTTTGCAGGCAATGCTGAGTTGATTACCTTAATAAATTGTTCGTTCCAATCTTGGTTACTTGGGTCATTCCAAATAATTGTTTGATTTTGTAAATTAAAATTGTTAGAATCTCTAATTTCTTCTGTGGTTCGCACACTTGCTAATTTTAATAAGCCGTTTGCTGCTTGTACACGTTTAGGATTATAGGAAAGCAATCTTGCTAAACGTAGTACACTTTCACGACGATCAGCTAGTTCTAAATAGTTTTCACGAGCATTTAAGTCAATTCGGAAAGCAATGTTTTGACCTAAAAACGATATGAGATCTATTAACGCTAGATATTCACTTGAATCTACATAGTCATTAAAGTCTTCTGGATAATTCTCACGCAAGTAAGAAATCATAGTACGTCTTAAATTATCAAAGTCGTAACTTTGAAAATCTGCATTGCGGAAAGATTGATAGACTCGCTTCCAATCCTCTGCTAGTAATAATCTGTTTTGTCTGTCTGTTGATGACATATGTGCTTTCCTTGTTTACTTTTATATTTATTTGAATTCAAAAAGTGCGCAGTTAATTTTAATTAATAAATCCCGCTTTTTGGTCAAACTTGAATTGTAGTTTTTCTACAATGCTATAAGGCAAGTAAACAAGTTCGCACTCTATCTGAATTCCACTTTCATAGCTGTCAACAATAAGTTGATTAACTTTGACCCTTGGATCGTAATTTATGATTCTAGCAACATTAGAAATAATGGCGTTTTTTGTATCTTCAGTTAATGGCTCAAACAATACGTCCCAGATAATTGTCCCAAATTCTGGATCACTTAGTTTTTCACCTTGACGTATGTGCAAATGATTAATAAGATCTTGTTTGATAAGAGCAATATCATATAAAGCAGGATTAGAGGGACTACCAATTGTGCTAAATCCTTTATAAGTAGGACTTCCGCTAGCAACGTCTGTTGCTATGCTATTTGATTTAACAGTTATTTCTTTATATAATTTCTTTTCTAGAGTACTCATATCGTATTTACCTTAGGTTGGTTTCTTAAAAGTATCTGGAATTGTTGGAAATTCTGGTGCTTCTTCTACTGTAGAATTTATAAACATTCCTACTCTTGCTCCTTCTTCTTTTGCTTCAGTTTCTTCTGGAAGGAATTTTTCAGGATCTATATGCTCGTGATCGGGCCACGGTTCGTGTGCAGGAATCCTTACAGGTCTGTTAGCAACTCCTGATTCTGCTGCTGGACTGGAGTCACTATTCATATAGATGCCTCCCTTTGCTGTTTCATTGTGCGTTTTTGTAAAAATATTTGTAGACGCATCAGCTGTTAACTTCCCGTCAACATCAGCTTTTAATTCCCAATTGCCTACAGCGTGTACCATAAAATTAGAATCTGAACTAATGTTTACATTGCGTTTTGCTTCTAAATTTATGTCCCTATCTGCATAAAAATTAATGTCATTTTCAGATCGAACACTTATAGAATCTTTAGCGTAAATGTCAATTTTTCCGTTTGCACTTAGTTCAATCCAACTATTTCCACTTCCGTGTGAAATATAAATTAAATCTTCTGTGTTGTGTAAAAGTATCTGATGACCGGTTCTAGTACGAATTCTAGTTAACTCGTTTGCAGGTAATGTAGGATCACCGTCAGTCTCGCCTGCTTCAACACTGGCATATTCCATAGGTCCTGCTTCGTCACCGCCAGCTGGCTTTTTACGAAGTAGACTCATATCGCCGTCATCCATAACAAACGAAGTTCCGCCTAGTCTGCTAAACGGAGCATTGATTCTAGATCCTTGTGGACCGTATGGATATTTTGGTCCACTTTTATCTACTGGTCCTGGGGTATTAATGCCAAAGACCATGCTAGGTGCTTCACGTCTAGCACTTGACGTTGTAGTGCCTCTAATATGATCTAATTTTAATCCATTTTTTTCCAGTTGTTCTAGTGCAGATTCACTGTGTGGTTTAACAAATTTTGTAGGATCTCTTCCGGATGCAGTTTCTAATTTTCTATTGTATTCGCCTACTGGTAATGGCGTTGACGAATCACTATCGTTGTATGTTGTAGATGCATATCCTGGTACCATAAAGTTCATATATTCGTCTTGTACGCACCCGATCCAATATCCTCTACCAAAATTGTTTTCTGTAAAAAGTACAATAACCGTTGTGCCCGGATCTGGAGGTATCATCCACATACCATACGATTTTTGAGTGTTAGTATATCCGTCATTTTTAGTCATGTGCTGATACGGACTAACTCCGTAAAACGGACTCATATATTTTACTTGTACAATCTGTCCTGTTCTAGCAGTAAGGTTTCCTGATTCTGTTGATTTTAATATTTCAACTTCTAAATTACCGTTAAATTTAGTATCTAAATGGTTTACTACCATTGCTAAGTATATACCAGAAGGATTATTACTTTGTGGCTGCGTTCTAGACTGTTGTGGCATTAGCTGTCACCTTCTTTTTCGTCAATATTTGATCCGCCTGCAATCATTGCTTTAGTATCGTTAAATGCACCAACTAGAGCGGCGCCGATATTTTCCAATGTTAAATCTTGTCCTGGCTTTCTAGCAAGACTAAGTGTTTGTGTAAATTGTCCCTTACTAAGACTATTTCTAACTGTGATAACTTTGTACACTCCACTAAACATTGCAATAGGCAAAAACCCGCCTAACGGATATTTTACAAAACCATCTTTACCGTCATAATCTATTGGAGTTCTAAAGTTAAGAATTACATCTACATCTCCGTTGTTTGGATTCATTGCACCTTCAAGTGTAATAGCCTGATGTAATGGATTTGAAAGTCCTATAAAGTTTCCTATGCCTGCGTCGGTAAGATAATAAGGATCACCGTGAATGGTTAATTCGACGTTTAACAAATCAGAGTCAGTGTTTATTAATGTATCGTTATACATCCTAGCAATAGCATTTTCAACATTTTCTTTAAAACCTCCGCCTTTTTTACCAGTATTTGGACCGCTATTAAAATCTGTTTCTGCTTTTGCTTCGCTTGTTAATGACGGTGGATTAGTATTATTTGTAGTATAATTAGGATCGGTACTTGATGCAATGCCGTCTTGTTTTTTACTATCAGCGTTCATTTGTCCTGCTGTTGCGCCTAAAGTAGTTATAAATGCCATATTGAATTCTAAATTAAAATCAATAATGTCGTCGTTTTGTCCGGTATACATATAATTGTACGCTTTAACTGCATTTGCTTGTTTTGCTAAAGTATTAAAAATACTTGGGTTTGACCCTTCTACTCTTGCTGCGTCTGATTTATAAGGTATAACTCTATAAACAAATATCTTTGGTGTTCTTCCTCGATTTGTTACTGAAAATATATCACTTACATTATAAACATGCGTTTCGATCCTAAACCATCTAACTCTACCTTGTGCATCGGGCGGATTTTGAGTTAGTTGTCTAGCATAGTCGCTTGATATAATAATTTCTTCAATTATTTCGTCAATAGTTGAACCAGATTTAAATGATACACGTCTG